GCCGCGAGCCGGCACTGGCAGATGAAGCGTATCGCCCTTTTTGCCCTTAAAGCTAGTCTTGGTGACCAGATTGGCGACAACGAGTTGTGCTTTGTAATTCGCAATAACTTCATCACTCCACATTTCCAATCGTCATTACAAACGATCCGACTATAGCATCCCAAGAATTACATCTTGAGCCGATTCACTTAGTCTGTGCGGGTCACGCTTCATTAGCTTCAGCTCTTCTCGGCATCTATCAACGCATTCTTGCGAGATATGTTTGCCTTTTATATTAGATTCCATCCATAGACAGAACCGAGCTTGTTCCTTCTTCAGGATCAGATGATTGACTATATTTCTAATAGTAGGGCAAGATTGTTTATATCCCGCCAACTCCCAACTTGTTGCAGATGTCCAAGTTTCTTTTTGTGGAAAATCTCTTTTGCTTAAATATCCACCAAAATTCAACTTGCACATTTCAAGAAGTTCAAGTGCGACATTAGACATATTCACTCTAAGTCTTGGGCGAATGTAAAAACTATCATTCACTTTTGTTACTTGGACATCTATGCAACCCTCGCCGTCAATCAATCCGGCTAAATACTTCCAACTTACTCGCTTCATACGAACTCCATTCGTGAACTGCGTTATTGGTTATTTCGTGTTCCCTCTGATTAGGCTGTTAAGCCCTTCCAGTTATTTAGAATCGGTTTTACATCCCCAAAATTACAGGCTAGGGATAAAGTTTGCGGCGGTAGTGGTAGTGCTATGGTTAGTTCCAAGTGCCATGGTATTTCTCCTAGATGGTTAAGTTTTTAACGCACCCTTCCTTCGAGATAGGCTTGTGCTAATTCACCAGAATCAGCCAATACACGGTACTCATCAGGACGGCGCAATTGCATTTCAAGTAACTTTGCCCGTCGATAGACTGGTTTGGAACTCTCGCCTGTACCACTTGTATCAACCGATGCAGAATTTAGGGCTTTTTCTCTCGCTGCTTTTTCAACTGCATTTTCGGCTTGAGATACTTGCACCTGCTTCACTGCTTTCAGTTGCTTATAAGTACTAAACAATTCGTCTGCCGCATTCACGTCAAAAGCGTCTGCCATTTGGAACAATTGAGTCCTGATGGGGCTAGCCTTCACCCACTCTACAAACTCGCCATCCTGCACAAGTTGCATTGAATCAGGATGCTTCTGTGCCAGCATCTGCCTTGCTCGCTCCTGCTGCGCCATAACCGTGTACTGCTTTGCCTGAATAACATCAGGACTATTGGCTACGGCTTGTCGAATCGCCTCTTGCGGGTTCTCAAAAAAATCCACCTCTTCCGGCTCTTCTTCTTTGGCGGTCTTTGTCAATTGAGACTTGAGCAGTTCATCAGCCAGTTTCCTGACTTCACCAACCTCTTGCGCCTGACGACTAATCAGCTTTTCAGCTTCTTGGTGCATCCGCACAACATCCTCCAGAGCCTTGCCTTTGTACTTCTCTGGGACATCAGGTAGTGCTTGCTTTTCGGGTTCCTGTTGAATTTGGTTCTCAACAGCTTCGATTTCGCCTTGCTCGTTAACCTCTTCAAAGATTTCAGCCATGTTTCTTTATGCTCCTGCCCATCAAAGGGTTCTAGGTTAAATACGCTAACTAGGCACTTTGCTTGTTAGTTAGCACTTACTTACTTTTTGTATATACACATGTTTTGGTGCTTTTGCAAGCAGAAGTGAGTAATCACTTCATTTTTGGGTGAAATTAACCTTCAAAATAGCTCTTCTTCCGTTCCTGCATGGCTCGATTCTCCCTATCTCTACCCCATTTATCGTATGCGCCAGGGAGCGATGGGTCTGTGCCATCCAGCATGATTTTTGGCATAGATAGTTGCTTTTTCGCCAATCCACCGCAATCGCAAGTCACCGCAAAAGTGTCGGAGCGCGTCAAATGCTCGATTGTTTTTCCGCATTTATCACACCTGAAATCAAAAATTGGCACTATCTTCTCCTTTAAGTTGGTCATACGCGGCGCGGCTTACTTGCTCAAGGCTTTTCAGCCAATTCATCACCGAAAGCTCTCCTTTTGCATACTGTAGCTCTTCGATTGTGTTTATGCCGCCAAGCCTTTCTCTCGCGTCAATCATAGCTTGGACATCCTCCATAAGGTCTTTCCAGCCTTGCTCGCAAAACATGGAAAACCTATCCTCGTAATACTTTTTGTGTTCTGCGAATTCCGAACTCATTGGATACTGCCTTTGCTCATTTGTGCCATCGCAATGCGCTCGTTGGAATCAACATCTTTTTCTTTAATCATGAGTTCGGCAAGTTTAACCCTGCGGTCAAACTCGGATTTAGCCGCCGCGTCGTTATCCGGTAGGTTTTTAGAGATAGCGGCCATAATGTCGGCTTGGGTTTTTTCGGGAAGTAGTTTTGTTTCTGTATTTAGTTTGAGCGCGGTCATTTGATTAACCATTGCCGCCGACCTTTCCTTCTCGATCTGCGCTTGCATTAGTTCGGATTGTTGTTGCATCTGCATCTGATCTAATTGTTGCTTCTGCGGATTAGGTTGACTCATCTTCTTCATCTCTTCAATCATAGCTTCACGATTTGAGATAGAAGAGTTGGCTAGAATCCCGTTCATTAGAATAGGGGTCAAAGGCGATTGAGCGCCCAATGTCTGCATCAGGAAAGCGAGCTGCTTCTGTTCATGCTCCCTCGCCATGATGCCCAAAGTCGCCTTGATGATGAACTTCGCATCCACAGATGGATACCGCTCTGGGTCGAACTGCATGTATCTCCAAGCAGCCTTTTTAATGAACGGGATGATGAAGTCCTCTGAACGGTTCACAATACCGCGCTTGTTCTTTTTGATAAGGGTGGCAGTAGCCATATCCATGCCTTGAGAATCCCGCGACACTTGAGATACTTGACCGTTAGAGTCAACAGTTCCGGTGGCCATTAGCAACATCCGCTCGAATTCCTTACTGGTGTTCATCGCGTCGCTGTTGTTCACCCCAAAATTGAACGGGTAGATGATTTCCTGTGGCGCACCGTTGGTCATAAACGACTTGCCTGGTTTAACCTCGAATTTGGCGCCTCTGGGAAGGCGTGTAGCATCCACTGCTATCATTGGCGATGCAGTGAGCGCCATAGCGTCGAAGTGAAGGCGCATAGAGCTATCTACCGCACTTTGCATGTTAAACGCTTTCTCTACCGTGCCACGACCAAGCAAGCGATTAGGAACTGTATCGTCCTGATAAGTTAAAACAGGGCGGTCTTTCATCATATATGGCGATTCTTCGGCTTTTAGAAGCAAATCACCATTGGCAATAACAATAATTGCCTCGACCATATCGGCATAATCTTCTACTTCAGAAGAAAAATCGCCCCTTTCTTCCGCTGCTGTTTCATTTGTGTCAGTAAGGTACTCTCTTGGGACAAGCCCGTAGTAGGTGAGCAAAAGAACCTTTTCGTCCTGATAATTCCTTGCTTCTTGCGTAGGCTCAAGTTCGTTTGATTTATAAAGCGTCCCAATATCGACTTTGCGATACTTTCCCGACGAAATGCCCTGCATAATCTTGTGAATTGAGACGTAACGCTCGATTGCGACACCCATACAGTCGTCAACGGACGATCCATTAGGGTCAAACAGGAAATTTTTTGGGTTTACTGGATTGAGTTTGACGCAAACACGGTCTTTTTCGTTCACGCCATAAGCGACTTGGTCTTGACCGATCTGTTTTTCCTCTGGATAGTAAAACTTCTCCTTGCTTACCGTGATTTCACCTATGCCTGTACCGTAAAGTTCAGCCATTAGCTCGATTTGATCGAATGCTTTGCGAATCTTATCTTGTGCAAAATCCTCGTTAAGTTGGTTTTTTAGGTTCTCAACGTCAATCTTTGTGCCGTTCGCATCCTTAATATCATCATCAATATCAAAAAACTCGCCTTGCCCGAAAATAGCCTCCATCATCTCTGCATGACGGGTTTCGACAGCTTGTTGTGTGGCTGGTGAGATAATACGGGAACGCTCTGACTCCCTGTGTTTATCATTAGCTGACCACTTCCCACGGAATACCCGCTCGTACTTTTCCCACTCATCCGAGAAATTCTGATTTCGGTAATCGCGCCAGCGGTCGGTATGGTCAACAATAAAAGAAGTTAGCTCTTTATCGTTTTCTGTGGGCTTGTTGAATTTAGCACCCATATCATCCATGCTATCAATCACCTGCCCTGTATTCTCGTATGCCATAATGACCCCTCAAACTATGTTAGTAAGCACTCACATTACATATTCTACCAGAAAAGTCAAACGCCTGTTATTATGTCAAGCGGCTCATATTCATCAGAATCATCATCTCCGGCATAGCTTGTAATAGCCATTTGTGCAACTCCAGCCAAGGAATCGATGCAATTATGAACCAGAACGCCGTATGCAAAAAACTCATGGTCTGTATCAACCATTAAGTCATATACAGGAATGCCGCTCTCTTGAAAGCCTGTTTTCTCTAATTCTGCTGCATTCTTTCCCGCATAGTATTTGGACTGCAATTTTCGGTTTGAATCCGATCCCGCATTCGGCGCATTGCTTTTCTGGGTAGTTTTTGCAGATAGACATCTTTGCATGTTCTTTATGCCATGCAATACCTTCTGGTGAGGAATGCCATTCCTTTGCGCCGCCTCTGATTCTATCGAGATGCGCGAGTTGTTTGGCAGATTTACCTCTCTCGCTTCTTTCTCTTCTATGTTCAATCTGGTGTGCGGCCATTGATAGGCAGATAAGGTTTGATGGGTTGTTATTACTAGAATCTCCGTCTTCGTGGTGGATATGGTGTCCTTTTGGTATTTCCCCGTTGTAGAACTCCCATACGTCTCTATGGAGCAATCTTGGGTTGTCAAGCCATTTGTCATGGCATGAGTAATATCTCCTGTGATTGCTTTTTTTTGCATTGGGGTATCTGTGATACTTCCGCCCATTGAATTCGATTGTTTCTCGCATGATGGCTCCTTGATAGGATTGCAGGTAATAAGCATATCATCATCAGCAATAGAATCAAGACGTACCCATCCTCGATTTTCAGTAAATACCAAGTGTTCAGGAGTCGCTGTTATCCCATATCTGGTTATTACCGGCTTGTATCCTTTGCACCACGCTTTAAGTACGCGACGGAATCCATTTCTTGTGAAAACGTAATCATCGGTTGTAATATCGGATATTGCTTTAATCCCATCTAATGTAATTATTGGCGCGTCCGACGGGAAGCAGTCGTCGTGAACACCCTTTGTTGGGAACATCAAATACTCATCAATAAACTCATGCTGCCACGAGTTTTTATGATCTATGCCTTCACCATTCAACACAACGCGGCCATGCTCGAACATCCCTTGTAGCGCCCATACAATACGGTCTGTTTTTTTCTCATTCCCGTGCGTTAATGGGTGAACATGAGCAAATATATTATTCTTCCTCATTAAGTCGGCCAAGTATGGCATAACGGCGTTCATCGTCGTGCCTCTCTCAATACCTATCATAAGTGGGCGG